AGCGGGTGGACACGCCAGCCGCGTTGGGCGTAGGCTAGGGCATACTGGATCACGCACTCACCCCCACATTCCGTTTAGCCGCCCACTCCTCCCGCCATCCGCGCTTAGGCGGTCTGCCGTACAGCGCCCGAAACTTCACCACCGCATAGGCTGGCGAGTACGCCGAACCGTCCTTCCGCCGCTGCGTGTACTGCTGCGTCAGGAACCATTCGTATTTCCGCCGCATCTCGTCCTCGGTGACCGGCTTCGCCTCCTTAACTAGCTCCAGTTCGCCGTCCACTTGCTTCGGAGGCTTCGACCGGCGCGAGAACACATAGCCGCACTCGCAGCGCTCGTCGCTCAAGTCGGCCACGCGGTCGCAATCCGGGCATACCTTCACCACGTCGGCCACGTCCTTGACGCGCTTGCCCTTCGGTCGCGCCTCGTCTCCGTCAAGCGTCCATTGCCGCTCTGCCGTGACCAGCCCGTGCCGGTAGACGCATCCGCCGTGATCGAGCAGGACGCAATCCGCCTTGCCATCCGCAGGCCGTAGCGCCCGCCCAGCCATTTGGAGATACAGAGACAGAGATTGCGTCGGCCTGACGATGGACACCGCTGACACCACCGGACAGTCCCACCCCTCAGACAGCACGCCGCAATTCGTCAGCACCGTGATGCGCCCCGCCGCAAGGTCGGCCAGTAGCCGCTCGCGCTCGGCTTTCGGCGTCGATCCATCCAAGTGTTCGGCCCGCACGCCAGCGGCCAGGAACGCATCGCGTAGAGCGAGCGAGTGCTTTACGCCAACAGCGAAAACCGCCGTGGTTCGCCCGTTCGCGTACTTCTGCCACTCGCGCACCACGTCCCCGACGATCTCGGGCCGGTTCATAGCCGTTTCAAGCTCGTCCTGCTGGTAGTCGCCAGCGGTCGTATGCACTGCCGAGAGGTCGGGCTTCTTCCGTGCGTAGGTTCTCGCAGGGACGAGGTGTTTCGCCTCGGTCAGTTCCGCCAGCGTCGGCCCGGTCACCATCGTTTCAAACGGCGGGCGCAATCCTTTGCCATCCGTGCGGACAGGCGTGGCCGTGATGCCGATGACCAGCGCCGACCGCATCGAATCGAGCACGGTCATATACTGCTGGCCTTTGATTCGGTGGCACTCGTCAACGAATACGAGGTCTGGCGTCCACGGCATCCCGCGCCGCGCGACGGTCTGGATAGAGCCCACCTGTACGGGCGCAGCGTTCGCCCGATGGTCGTCGGCCATAATGACGCCGTGCCGCACACCAAGCCCGCGCAGGCGGTCGCTTGCTTGGTCGATTAGTTCTTTGCGGTGAGCGAGGAAGAGAATCTTTGAACCACGCGCCGCTGCCTGATGAATGATCGACGCCGCAACGGTGGTTTTCCCGCCGCCAGTCGGAAGAACGTACAGAACGTGCCGATAGCCTGCGCGGAAGCGGTGGCGGATTTCGTTTTCGGCGGCTAGTTGGTAGGGTCTAAGCACCTGCATTGAAAATCTCCCCGTACTTCTGCAAAAACATCTCGAGCGAATCAGCCCATATGCAGGCGACTCCCTGCCGTCTGCGCTTCGCCATGTACTCACGCTGATGGTCGGCTGGCTTCGCCCCGGGCCGCTTCGCTTCGAATTCCAGGTACAGGCATCCCGGCCCACCGCACACCGGACGGACGGCCCGCCAGTCGCACTCGCCATACTCGCCCACCGATACGGCACGACCGTCGCGGGTGTAGAATGTGCCGACGTGATTCCTGCGGACGATCCAGCCTTCGATGCGGAGCCATGTCACGATCTGATCTTCGATTTCGTTCTCGGTTTTGCGCCTCATACCAGCGGCACCCCGTTTTCTCGGCGGTAGATTTCGGCCTCGGACTGCCCCGGCGCGGCGAGGATGTCGAGGTCGAGGACGAGCGTGATTTCGGCGTCGGGCCGGAGCGCCCAAGCCTCCATGCACTCGCCCGGTTCCAGCCGCTCGCAAATCGTGTCCCATATCTGCTGCGCGTCGAGGTGCTCGCGGATCTCCTGCCCCCTCAGCGTCAGCCGCAGCGTGTCGCCGTTGCGTTTAGCGGTCATTCCGCACCTCCGTCGAAAAGCTCTCCCTCGAATAGCCCTGCGCGTTGAGCCAGAGCGATAAACGCCGCACCGCCCTGGAGCGCCACGACTCCATTTCCAAGCTGGCGAAGTCGGTCCACCCGATTGGCAGTCCGAGGAGCCATTCCACGAAAATCGGAGATAGTCGCCGGCGCGAGGTCTGGCCTGACGGCGAGGATTTCGCGCCATGCGTCGTGGTCGCCTGGTCCGGGTGGAAACAGTGCGCCACAAAGTTCGGAAGCTGGTCCAAGTGCATCGCCCCGGTCGAGCGATCCATGTGGCTCTCCGAGTTCGCGCCCTTGTGGTCCCGGCTGGCTGGAGTCGGCCAGGCCGACTCCGTGTTCCACGCCGTCACATCGTCCGCCAAGTTCCGACCGCCGTGCTTCGTTCCAAACCGACCAACCCGGCTCGGATCTCCGCCGCTCGAATCGTGCGCTTGGGGAGTTGTCCACCACGCCGCCTGCTCGTTCAGGTCGATGGTCCATCCCTGCTCCAGCTTCCGCTTCGACCGCGCCGAATCCGGCTGGCTCGGGTTGTGGTCGTCTCTGGCGTTCGGAGTGGCCCACTGCGCCGCCTGCGCCGTCAGGCCGCTGAAGCAGTGTTCCCCGCGATCCGCGTTCCGCTTCACGAACGTCCCAGCTTGTTCCGTGCATTCGTTCGCTCGCGGGGTGTGCCACTGCGCCGCCGCGCTCGGCGGCATCAGGTCGCCGCGGCTGCCCGCTTGGTTCGGCCCGCCGTTCGTCCCGTCCGTGCCGCGGGGTGTCGGCCAGGTCTGCGAGAACATCGCCAGCGGTGTCCCCATGCCGTTTCCGTTGCCGTGCTTCGCCTTGTTCCTCGCCCGCCTCGCCTCGAATGATTCCGGCGTCTCCCCGTCGTTCATCGCGTTCGCGTCTGGCGTCGGCCAGGTCTGCACCTTCACTTGTAAGCTGCTGATCGTTTCCGCCGCCTTGCCGGTCCTGCCCAGTTTCGTTTCGCGCATCTTGCGATACGCTTCCGGCGATTTGTTGTCGTCTTGCGCTGCTGGCGTTGGCCACCCCTCGATAGGCGAGGATAAACGCCCGCTCCCGTCGATGCGGCGCGCCAACGTCGGACGCTCGAAGAGTTCCCCACTCCGCATCGAACCCGATTTGGGCAAGTTCTCCGAGAACGGTTGGTCCTGCTGGAAAAGCGAGAACTGGCGGGACGTTTTCGAGAAACAGCCACTCGACGGATTCCAGCTCGCGAACGAGTCGGATGATCTCGAAGAACAGTCCGCTGCGCTCTCCGGTGATGCCTGCTTGGCGACCGGCAACACTGAGGTCTTGGCAGGGGAATCCTCCAATGATTCCAGCCACGCGGCCACGATAGAGTCGGCTTGGGAAGGTTCGCACGTCGGAGTAGATAGGTGCTTCGTCCAAGTCGCCTTGCCCCATGCGAGCCGCCAGAATCGCGGCTGCCGGACCTTCCCGCTCACAAAAACAGACGCACTTAGCTCTTGGTAGAGCGAGGGACACGGATAAATCCAACATCCCGACCCCTGAAAAAAGTGAGATATATTTGAGGGAATGTGAATCCACACCTATGCCTCCATTGCTCGCCGAATCGCATAATGGACAGTGCTCTTGGTGACGCCGTATTGTTCTGCTATTTGGCTAATCGACTCACCGTTATTGATCCGACGAGCAACATCCTGCCTATCTGAAACCGGAATCTTTGCCCACGTCACCTTTTTGTTTAAATACTTGTGGGCGTCATACTTCCTGTGGCACGATCGGCACATTCTTGCGAAATCTGCCGGATCTGAGTAATTCCCGGTCAAATTTGCCCAATCGTAGGATTTTGATGGATCTGTAGATCCACAGACGGAACACAGAGAAGGCCTTCCGAAAAGCTTGTTCAGCCGCAAATGCTTTGCTTGATACCCAGCGGCGTCCCCTTTCCAGTTTTGATTCTGCTCTGCCCTTCTCGGTTTTCTAGCGACAGCCATCCTCCTGGGTATGCCAGCCCTTCTCATCGCTCCCCAGATCGCTTTACTGGAAGTGTTTAGATATGCAGCGACCTCGGAAATCGTCATCCCGCCTTCGTACTTTTCTTTGATCACGTCAAGTGGTAAGTCGTAACTGTAGCGATCTGACTTAGCCTTGCGCCATTGATCCGTGCATCTCGCCTTCGCGGATGCACTCATCCGCTTCCTGGTTTCTTCACTAAACTGTTTCATTCGTCCCCTCCACCCGCGCGAACGCGCCTTCCAAAAAAAGCTCCTCAGTGAACGCATCAAACAGCGCCAGCCGCGCCCAGTCCTGCGGCTGCTCCTTCTGCAACTCCTCAGCCGCGCGAAGCTGCTGGTCACGGCACCACTGGATGGTCATGCCCGCCCCCGCTCAACCCGCTCGACGAACCGCGCCCGCTTCGGGCACACGTCCTCCTTCATCGCCGCCCACTCCTCCCACCGGCCCGCGAACACGCGCGGAGCGGGGGACAGCTCGATAGCGTTGCCCTTCTCTTTCGCCAGATTGCAATGGCGGCAGGTGGCCGAGTCCTCGAAGATCGCCCGCCCGCACTTGCAGGTCTTCGTGCGCAGGCGCTCGCGGCGGCGATTCTGCTTCTCGTTGGCGCTCTCGCGGTAGTGCTTGTGGCAGAGCGCGCCCTTATAGCGCGGGCGGTCGCATTTCCGACACACGCCGGGCGTGATAGACTTCTGTTGTTCCATAGTGGCTCCAAAACTCTGTGGATCTTGGGCGTCCGGTGGTCGGCTAAACTTCCCGGACGCCCTTCAGTGCTTCTTCGATCTCCTCATCTGTGAACCGCGACCACGGCGACGGGCGCGCCCACGGCACAACGGCCAACATCTCCCGCGCCTTCGCGGTGTCGGTGGACACCAGCAGCCTCAGTTCGCTTTCGCGCTTTTGGCCGAATTGCGGCTTCGCCATGCGTTAGTCCTCCTCGGAAATATCCACAGCCAATCGCCCCGGAGAGCGACAGAAACGGCCACGCCGCGACGGGACGCCGCCGAATGGACCGACACATACGCGGCCCGATACGAGCGATGCCGAAGATCCACGCGCAGGCACTCGCCAGGGCGGAGCAGCAACATGGCGTCGATGATGTCGGCCCAGGCCCGGTGACCGACTGGCTTCAGGCGGTTCTCGCGAGGCAGGTCGACCTTGCGGACTACTTCGTATTCGAGCATGGTGCCTCCTTCGGCTTCTTTGCCGTACTCTCGGCGGCTTGTCGTTTGTGGGGTCTCCCCTTGATTTCCCCTCAAAATGCTCTCCTTGTGTGTGTTTTGGTGTGCAGTTGGCCCATAAAAACGCCAATAAAAGCACACTACGCAACCGTGTCACTGGATTTAGGTTCCAGTGCCAGAAATGGCGTGCCGGTTCGACTCCGGCCATCCGTACCAACAACTTAGCTCGGTTTCATCTTCACCGTCTCCCCTTGTTCTCCCCTCAATTTGATTTTTGGCTCCCGCAGCGCAGCCGCCCTCTGGACATTGGCCGCGTCGATGATGTTGTAGCGCTCAAGCATTGAACTGGTCTTATGGCCGCTGATCGCCATCGCCGTCGATGAATCCGCCCCAGCCGCCAGCCAATCGCGCACCGCAGTCCGCCGCAAGTCGTGAAACATCAACTTAGGCAGTCCCGCCTCGACTCGCGCCGTGTGCCATGCGTTTTTAAAGCTCTTGATCGGCTTCCCCGCGTTCTCAAAAACGTACTCCACATTCTTCGCCAGCGCCGTCGCGCAGTAGTGGCGCATCTCGCCGACAATCGGCGCGGTCTGGCTACGGCGGTTCTTCGTCTGTACGCGCGACACCCACACCAGCCCCGCTTCCATGTCAATCTGATCCAGTCGTAGCGCCAGCAGCGTTGAGCGCCGCAAGCCGGTGTAGTAGGCGAAGCACAGCAATGGCCGTAAATATTCCGGCAACGCGCGCTTCATTCGCTCGTACTCCTCCGGCGTCAGGAAACCAGTCCGCACGTTGTCCCCTTCGTCCAGGTGCGGCACTTGTACCGCCCTCGGAATCATCCCGTACTCGTCCGACGCGGCCAGCCGAAGCGCCCGCCGCAGCAGGGACAGTTCCCGGTTGATCGTCGAGTCCTTGACGTGATCCTTCCGCCGCTTTGCCACATACGCCCAGATCGCCCGAGGCGTCAGCGATGCCGCCCGCTCGTGTCCTATGACCGGCCCGATGACCGACTCGGCCCTCAACTGTGGAATGTCGGCGTCCTTTCCGTTGCGGCGGTAGTCGGCAATCACGAGCTTCAGGCAGTCGGCCACGGTCACGTCCCCGCCGGCCTTGCGAACTGGAGTTCCCGCCGCGACTTCGCCGACGCGCTGGCGCAAAAGCTTCTCGGCTTTCGCCCGCGTCTCGCCTCCGAATTCTTCGTGTTGTCTGCCGTCCATGCCGTAGTACCTGACGTAGAACTTTCCGTTTCTCTCTCTCACTGAGCCTGATTTGTACTTGCGCTTCATGCCCCAAGTCTAGCGCTTGGCTGCGTCGATGAACTTCTCCAGGTCGGCAACCTTAAGACGCGGATGGCTGTCGTAGAGCACAGGCCGCAGCCTGCCAGCCGCGATGAGATTCCGCACCTGTTGTTTGCTGCACGCGAGGTATTCCGCCGCCTTATCGATGGTCAGCAGGCCGCGCGGCTGGACGTTGATGCGGTCGGCTATGGCTGCGGCTAGGTCGTCGATGTTCAGCAGCGTCACGGCCCCACCTCCGGATCGGGCTGGATGGTCGCGGGCGCGGGCTGCGGCTGGCCGGAGATGGGCGAGGTGGCGAGGACTTCGGACATGATTTCGGACGGGATATCCTCTCCAGCGTGCGAATCAAACTGGCGCTTGGCATACCTGACCGCCCCCTCCAGCCGCGCGACGTACTCGATCAGGGCGCGGCGCTCGTGGCTCACCTGCTTCAAATAGTGCGCCATGTCCAGCGCCTCCTCGTATGCGTCCTGTAGCGGATCGCGCCCGTTCACGTCGTTCATCAGGTAGCGGCCATAGGTCTTCTTGCCGACCTCGGCGCGGGCTTCCACGTCGCGGATGACTTGGCGGTAAATTGGTTCGTTGCTCATCTCTCTCCTCCCGAACTCTCCGGAATTCCCGGATGGTTGACCATTTTCCCAACGTCGGCAAAATGGTCCCGCTCGGCGGCGATGGCGTCGGCACGGTCGAGCAGTTGATCGCTGGTCCACAGCCGTTCAGCGTTCATGACAGGCGTATTTGCCGCCAGCCGCCGCAACTCTTCCGCCGCCCCCAGCGCCTTCATTCGCCGGTCGCGGGCGTCGAGGCCTTTCTGCGCCTCGGTGATCTTCGACAGGTAGTGAGCCGCCGCGCCATTGGCAGATTCGATACCCTGCCGTAGTTCCGCGATCTCCTTCGCCGCCGCCTCAGCCGCCTCCATCTCGGAGTGGAATCCGCGATTCGGCAGGGCCTCGCGCAGAATCCGCAGCGTCTCGTTGGCCGAGTCGTCGCGGACTTGAACCTCGGCCTCCAGTTCGCGCACCCGCTTCCGCGCCTCGCGCAGTTCGGCGGCGATGGCGGGGTAGGCGTTCCACAGAAACGCGGCCCGAGACGTCCACAGAATCGGCGCGGCTTCGGCTTCCGCTACCATTCGGTCGAGCGCCTCGAGGTCTACTTGCACGGCGTCACCTCCACGCGGACGGGCTTCCAATCGCTTGCATCACCGAATGGCGCAAAGGATACGCCACGCGCTTCCGCTCTCGTTGTGTACATGCAGTATGAATGCGCGTATCTCCGCACCTCGCCGGTCTGCTTGTGGACCAGCACCCACGCCTTAAACGGTTTCATCGGCTTCCTCCTCCTCCAATCCTTAAAACATCTCGTCGAAACACGGCCCGCAGGTTTGCGAGATCAGCAGTTCACGGTCGTCTTCGCTCATTCCGGGAAAGGCTCGTTGGGCCAACACCCCGGCCTCCCATGCCGCAAACTGTTCCGCTGGAGCGGACACCGGATACCGCTTGTGGCACATAAGGCAAGTGATGCTTCGAGTTATCATTTTTCCTCCTCCAACCCACCCCGCTCAGCCGCGAACCTCGCCAGCCGCGCGGCGAGGCGCATATCAGAAATATCCTGCTGCCAATATTCGACCAATGAAGAAGGCCAGCCTGGCTCCGAAAGCAAATCATTCTCTTGTCCAGTCGCCTGCTCATCAATCCGCGCCGCCCACGCGATCAACTCGGCGGGCGTCATGCGGCACCGCCGTTGGTCTTGTACAGCGTCTCCGGTGGCATCCCGTACAGCGGCAAAAACGGCCGGCCCTCCAGCCGAGACGCGCGGCGCAACTGGCCTTCGGTCAGCTCTTCGCCCGTGTCCGTGCGCTTCCAGTAGCTCCGGCCACGCTTCCACCCGACGTAGAAGGCGACGATGCTGTTGGAGGTCTTCGGCGTGATGATCGCTCGCGGCGCTCCGGTTTCCGCAGCCTCACGGTAAAGCGCCCAGATGGACACGCTGCGGCGGTCACGGTCGCCCATGCGCCACATCTCCAGCCGGTCGCCGACGACTTCGACGAGGATCGGACGGCCCATCGCTTCTGCGGTGGTGCGGATACCCTTTTGCTTCATCGCGCCACCTCCGCGCTCAGGTACTCCTTGCGCCGCTCCTCGCGCGTGATCGCCGCGTCTCGGTTCGAAAACGCCCACGCGCCAACTCGGTGCCACATCGCCACGCGCTTGGGCAGCACAACCAGATACACCGAAAGGGCCATCAACCCAGCGCCACACACAATTGCAAACATCATTTCGTTGCTTTCCATCTCTCTCTCCTCTCTCGTTTTCCGCCGCCCCAATCCTCCCCTGAGAGGTCAGGGCGGCGTTAGAATCAACACATTCATCTGAAGCGTTTATTGCTGCGGCTAGGCATACCTCCTATGAACCGTATTAGAGGCCACAGCCTCCGGCGAGTGGATTCCAGGGACCGCGCCAATCCTGAAACGTCGGTGTCTCTCCCCGGTCGTCCACCCGCCGCAGGCTGCGCCACCTGCGGCACCCGATCAGAAGGGCAGGTCGTCAGAGTCGGCTAGCGAATCGCCAGCGGTGGCAGCGAACGGCGAACCGCTCAACTCCATCGGTTTTGATCCACTGCCTGGGACGTACAGCCCCTTCAAATTCGTCCGCCCGTTGTACTCCTCGGCCTTCGCCTGGACTTGCTTGCCAGTCATCACGGTCGCGATATGGACGCGCCAGCCCGCCGATACGAGCGCCTGTGCATCACAGCCGAACTCTATCAGCTTCTCGAAGATGCGGTCGTTGTTCGATTTGCCGTCCTTGCCCTTGTTGGAGCCCAGCCAGCACATCGAATTGACGGTTTCGCCGTCGATGAACATCTGGATTTGAAACGCCGGTTTGTTGTTTTGGCCGACCTCGACAACCTCGAATCCGACCCACTCGCCCGTGTAGTATTTGCCCGCTTCGAGTTGCATTACTGCACCCCCTCACGCGCGGCGGCGAGGCGTTCTTTGATGGCTTCCGTTGCGGTCGCCGTCTTCGCTTCCGTCGCGTCGATAACCTGCTCGATGGTCAGTTCCTGCGCGTCGTACATGACCGCGCCGACGACTTCGGCGGCGTACCAGCGGTGGAAATTCGAGATGCACCGCGCGTGCAGCATGTTGCGCGGGATCTTGTCGTAGTTGCCGACCTTACCACCGCCGCGCGAGTTGTTCACCCATCCGGCCTTCTCCGCGTCCTCCATCGTCACCGTCAGGTCCAGCGGCGCACCGTTCACGTCCTGCATCGGCTGGCCCTTGTACCAGAACCGCAGCGTTACCTGCTTTTCCGTGTGAACCACCGGACGCCAGTCGTAACCGGCCTGCTTCAGAAACATCGCGCGGGCATTGGCCGACAGCGCCGGTTTGCCGCTGATGATGTGGATCATCTGCAACGACAGAGCCGGGTTGAGGCCAAGGTCGCGCCCCATCGCGATGGCGTAGGCGTTCGCGTCCGTCGCGTAGACCTTCGCCGTCAGGGCGTCGGCCCGCGCCGCTTCGGCCTGCTGCCGCGCCGACGTGTTCTCCACAATCGTGTCAAGAATCGACGGCTGCGCCGCCTGTTGCACTTGCGCCGCTTCCGGCGTCGTCTGAGTCGTGCTCATGCTTTCTCCTTCTTCGTTGTCACCCGCAGCGGCCTGGACAAAGACCGAACCGCCACTTCCTTGTAAATCTCCGGGTACTTCAACTTCAGCCCCGCCGCGTCGATCCGCATGGACTCCTGCGGCGCGTAGCTGACTTTGTACGGCCCCGCGTAAGCCGTCGCCGTGTCGCCCAGCGCTTCGACCAGCCGCGACTGGCACTGCTCTTTGTGCTCCTCGGCAGACTTCACAATCGCCCGCGCATCGTCGAACTGCTGGACGATCTGAATCAAGTCATCCCGCCGCTCGTCGCCGCCGACGTTGGCCCATTCCTCATCCCGACAGCTCGCGCCGAATTCGCAGCCGTCGCAGCGGGTGTCCCGCGGATTCAGCGGCGGCGGCGGGTTGCGGTCGGTGACGCGCTGCCAGAACTCGTCCACTCGCTCCGATACCAGCGCCATCAACTCGTCGTCGTACTCAAATTGATAGAGCTTAACCTCGCCGTCGCCGTCGTGTTCACGGTTCCACGCGGCTATCGCGCCCCACTTCCAGCCCGTGAGCCGCATGTACCACTGGAGTTGCAGGACATACTGCTGCGGCACGCCGTCAAATAGCCATTTCCAGTACGCCTGACGGCCAATGCACTTGATCTCCAGCACTCCCGGCCCGCGCTCGTCCATGGCAACGATGTGCCGGTCGATATGCGCCCCTTCGTGCTCCATTCCCTGCACGGGGGCTTTCCGGCGCAGCTTTAAGCCGAACTGCCGCTCGACCTCATCGGCAATCCAGTCTTCCATGACGGTGCCGACGCGCATCGGGCCGGTTTCGCGAAACGGGCGATCCTCGGGTTGGTGGGTCTTGCGATACCACAGCCGGCGGGCGCAGCCGTAAGGCTCCAGGTTCAGGACGGCGGCGATCTCGGACCCGCCGACGTATCCGCGCCGATTGCTGGCGTCCTTGGGGATCGGTGCGGGGTTGTGGGCTTCGAGTTGGTGGAAGCGGTGGGTGAAGGTCATGCCAACCCCACAGCAACCGCGACCACAGACGCGAGCGCATACCACGCCGAGCGGTTGAACTGCGCGTTGTGGTAGCGCCAGTTGTGCTTACCCTTTGGCCCGAAGGCGCGGCGGAAGCACAGCCACGCGAGGATCATAAGGTCGGCAGCGGCGCAAAGCCAGAGGATCACGGCGGGGGTCATTGCGTCACCGCCTCAGCCGTCGCCATCGTCACGGGCAGTAGGCCAATCGCCCTCATCCGCGCCTCTCCGAGGTAGTGCAGCGCATAGTCCAGTCGCCCCGCCTTCGCCATCGCCAGCGCGTTCTGCGCCAGTTGGATCAGTTCGCTGTCGACGACTCTCTTACCTGGCAATCCAAGTGGTTCCATCTCTTTGGCTCCTCCCCGGCCCGCGTCGGCTTGCGGGCCGGGTCTGTGTTGATTTCGTTACGCCGTGCGGCCCATCGGCGGGTTGAACCGCGCCTCGTTGTGTCCAACGCGCCGCCCGCGTTCAAACATCGCGGCGTCACAGATGTCGTCCACCTGCCACCGCTGGATTCCGTACTCGCGGGCGATGGTGAATCGGCTAGTGCCGAACACTAAAGCTCGCCTTGCGATGCTGGCTTTTTCGTGCTGATTCAACTTCACGGGAACAAGCGCCCGCGAATGTACCACTTGCAGCTGTGCGGTCATGGCTTTTCTCCCTTGGGTCTATCATCGTGAGTGCCTACCAGCAGGTCGATAGCCTGCTCGATAGCGCCACCGATCATCAGTCCGCGAGTACGAGCGTAAATCGCTAGTCGCTTTGCCTTCGACGGGCGAAGTTTCCAGTGGTACGTTCTCCGTTCCTCGATTTCGATATGATTAGGTGTCGCTTCGGTGTCGCTGCTCACAACCTGATACTACAGTCAGACAGTCAGACATTGCAAGCAGAAAAACAGACTTTTCAAAACAAAGTGCTTTATGAAAACTTCCAAATGGCGTCCGACTCTTCTCCTGCCTCCCGAGGCTGAAAACCAACTCCAAGTGCTCGCCGCGAAACTCGGCGTGAGCCTTCAGGAAATGATGCGCGACGCCGTAATGTCTCTACTGCGCCCGCAGTCCATGCCGTTGAGCAAAAAAGATGAAGATGTGTTAGCATTTCTAGGCGACATCACGCTAAACAGCCCGAAAATCGCGGAGTCTATTAGAGATCTAATCGCTAAGTGTGCGGAGGAATACACGGCTCATGGGCACTCTACACTCGATGAACGAATCGAGACAGAGCTTGGAAAAGCGCAGCGAATTGTGGGTGCGCCTGCGCGAAGTACGAGACGCAATAAGGCGACTCGAGGCGCTTGAAAAGGAGATTCTCGCCCGCCTCGAAAATGAAAAAGCCCCCCGGCGTTAACCGGAGGGCTTAGAAAACCACCACAAATCTATCCGCCGCTCGACGGATGGAAACCCCCACCCGCCTGGGTGGGAGCATTTCGGAACGCCGCGAGGCACCAGCTCGCGCGCCGCAGCCGCCGCCCGTTTGCGCGCGCAGTCGCAGACGACCGGAGCGCGACGGTACCAGCGCCAGCCGCATCCGTGGCACTTGGCGCAGCCGACGCGGGCGAGCGCCAGCGGGCTAAAAGGCAGCGACGACATCCTCGGCGTCCCACGGCACCAGCGGCACCACGCGGCCAGCTTCTACGCGGTAGTCGAGGCCGGGAAGCTGGACGAGGCCGTTTCGCGCCACGGCCAGTCGGCCCTGCGCGTCGTATGAGCCGTCCGTGTTGCGCGTCAGCCGCACGGGCGCCGGCCGAGCCGCGCGAAGCTCACCGCCAACGATCTCGACGCCAGATCCGAGGCGAAGGCTGTAGAACTGCCCCGCGCCGTCAACGGCCACGATCTCGGCGGGCGTCTGCGAGCCGCGCCGGAGCTGGCCTCCAGTGATGCGGCTCTGCGCCCAGAGAGCGGCGGATATAGCGAGGATTGCAATAGCCGTTTTCACTTTTCGGTCCTCGCCGCGTCGAACAGCGCTTTCCGCTTGGCCTCCAGCGCTGCTTTCTTCGCCGATAATTCGGCCACATCGGCCTGGGTCGCCGCGCTCGGGTATTGGCTTACAATAGACTCCAGCAGCGAGATGAGATGCGCCTTGGTCAATTCGGCGGCGTTGGCGTACTTCGGCGTGCATACGGGCGGCGTAGCGGTGTCGCAGGTGGTCTGCGTCGCCATCCATTGCATCAGCGAGTCGAGCCCAGCACTGGCGGCGGTGCCGGTGATTTTGGCGGTTGTGACAACGCCCGCGTCATCCGTCACGCGAATGATAATCGATGCTTTGGGGGTTTGCGCCTGGAGGCCCAGCGCGAAGATGAGGAGGGCCGCAGCCCGGATGAGGATGGTGGTCATGGTTTTTCCTTTATTGGTTAGAATGCTGCCAGTGTGGCGCGTTTGATGACGCCGGAAGCCGTGCAAGCGTAGACATACGATGCGTCCGCCCAGAGAGCACCAGCGGTGCAGGCGTCAGTGGAGGCAGAGGGGGTGGACTGGGATACGACGATTTTGCCGAGGCCGGTGGAGCCGTCGGTGACTTTGAGGTAACCGGCTGCGGCGCGTCGAAGTCCGATATCCTTAGACCCTGCAAAGCTCACTGTACTCGACCATGCAAGGCCACGGCTTGAAGCAAACAGCAGGTTATCGGTGGCGTCGAAATCATCCTGCAGCGCCCAGCCGTTATCAATTAAAGACGTGAACCGAGGGCCAAACATGCGCCCGGTTGATCCGGTAGCAAGAAGCACCGTACCCGCATAATTCTGCCACTCCGTCAGGTTCGTCGTACTCTGCCCTGCTCCGGCGCGGATAACGGCTTTGGTGACGCCGGTGGTGGCGGTCTGGTCGTAGACGCGTAGCGTGCCGGAGGAGCCGGAGTTGGCGACTTCGAGCTTGTAGTTTCCGTCCGTGGTGCCGCCGATGAGGAGGTTGCCTGTGGTGCTGGCAAGTCTCATTTTTTCAGAGTTGTTCACCGAAAACTTCAGCGCGTTCGTGCTCGCAGTGTTAATGGACATGTCAATTCCAGCGACTCCATCAATACCCTGCATCCTTGCCCCGCCAGCAACATCGAGGGTGTATGCTGGACTACACGTCCCCACCCCCAACCGATGATTCGTCGTATCCGCGCAGATCACGCTATCACTCGTCGGTACCCCCGTTCCCTGGCCAATCCACAGCCGCCCGGATGCCACGGTGGACGACAGCGCGGTTGCGGTGCTGGCGTTGCCGGTGAGGGCACCGGTGAATCCCGTCGAGGTCACCGACGTAAGCCCGGTGATCGTAGCGGGCAGGGACAGCGTAATCGCTCCCGTCGCCGCCGAAGCCGTGATCTGGTTGGCCGTGCCGCTGATCGTCGTCGGCAGAGCCGTGCAGGACTCGCTGTTGCCCGAAGCATCGACGCCCAGCGGAAACGTACCAGCCGCGCAGTTGGTGCCGTTGGCCGCGAGGGCGGTGGCGGTCCCGGCGTTGCCCGCGATATTGGTCGTCCATGCCGGATAACCACCCGACAGCGCCAGCACCTGCCCGTTGCTGCCAGCCGCCAGCGCGGTTCCCACGCCCGCGGACGAGCCGTAGACCATCGAGCCAGCGGCCAGCGCCAATTGCGACGCCTGGAAGGTCGCCGTCGGCGTCGGCACGGTCGTCGAGCGCATCGCCCGCACGGTGGTGGTTCCGGTGGCAGGCGTCCACGTCTCGGTCCACGGTGCGCCCTGCGAGGGTATGAAACGCGCCGAATACGAAGTCCCGCTAGGCGTAATCGAGTCCGTGCAAACCAGCGTCACCGCAAACGCGCCAGCCGTCACCGTGACAGTCCGCCGCCAGCCGGTGAGCGTGGTACTGCCGGTGTACAGCGGCTGCGCGGAGGCCGGATTGTTCAAGCTGATCTCGACGCGGCCCGTGAAGGCGGTGCCGTCGAAGTTGGTCAGCGTGTCGCTGATGACGCAGTCGGTCGCGTGGGCTGACAAGGCCAGAAAAAAAAGTGCGAGGAAACGCATTTTTTGCTTGATCTCCTTACGATAAGCGGTTAATGTATAGACATAGGGCAGCGGCGAACGCGGCCCGAGAGGAGAGAGAAAATGGTCAGACTGTACGGCAACACCTACCCGGTAAAAGAAGCTCTCAAGGCTATTGGCGCTCGCTGGAACGCCGCCGAAAAAGCCTGGTACGTTCCGTCCAACCAGTCTCTCGTCGCAATGGCAATGATCGAACGCGGCTGCACCGCCGATGAGTTTTACGGACGCAACAATTAACCACAGAGGAAACCATGACCACCATCACCCACAACGGAAAACAGGCTCGCTTGCGGGCCGAGATTGGCGAATTCATCACCGAAACGCAAGCCAAGCGCGCCCTCAAGGCCATCGGCGGCAAAGGCCATTGGTTTGTTGGCGACAACGGCGTGCAGATTTTCAAACTGCACAACGGCCCGTTTGTTCTGCGCCAGCTTTCGCCGGATCAGGTCGCCGCCGTGCGGGAGGCGTCCAATGCCTAAAGACCCCGCCGCCGTCGCCCTCGGCCGCAAGGGCGGGCAGGCGAAGGTTAGTAAAGGCCCAACCAAAAGTATGACACCGGAAGAGAAATCCGCTTGGGGCAAGCGGCAAGCGGAGGCCAAGAAAGCCAAGCGGGCAGCTACCGCAGACGCTCCCAAGCCTTGACCACATCAGCCCACGCCTTTAAGTCCAGAACGCCGTCCTTCAACCGGGCGGCGTACCCGTTATAGGCCGTTGCGAATTCGTTCATCCGCGCCTCGTCCACCGGAGCGTGCGGCTGCTCGGCTGCGGCGAGCATCAGCAGTTCGCGCCTCCTCATCGCCGCACCAGAGCCCGCGCGATGTCGTCAATCCAGGCCTCGTGGCACGGGTCCGTTAGCCCGGTTCGGACGTGCAGTAGCTCATGCACCAGCACTCGCTCCATGTCCGCCCGCAGCCCGCGCCGGAGCCGCACGGTCCAGACGGGCGATTGTGAGCCGTCGTACTCGGCAAGGCCCAAGCATCCCGGCAGTTCACGTTCCATGAACAGGGCGGGCGGCTGAACAATGCCGAGGCGTCCGCACCACGCCAGCATCAGCGCTTGCGCGCGGTCGGCTTCTCGCATGGCACCTCCCGGTAATGCGGCACTGGGTAGATTTTGCCGCCGCTGCGAATACGGAACGCGCGGACCTCGACCAGCCCAGCGGCCACGGCGCGGCGGATTACTTCGGACGCTCTCGGCACCGACTTGCCCGAGTCGGCGGCAATTTGCGACATTGTGCGCCAGCCATCTGGCACGGCCTCGGCGGCTTTGTCGTCGAGCGCGGCGGCGAGGCGGGCTAGGAGGTTATCAGCCATCGGGGGCTCTCCTTCTCGCCGTGGCCGCAGCGCCAATGCAACAGATTCCCAGTGCTGTCGTCGTCGCAATACTCGCCGTAGGCTAGCCCGTGTCCCCATGCGAGAGTTTGCCGGCGGCGGCGGGCGTATCCCATTTTTCTCGGGTCCGCGCCGAGGCCAACGCAGATTCCCCACGGCGCTCCAATGACCCGCCCGGGGACGAACTCCGGCTTGTGGACGTGCGCCATGACCACGTTGTTTCCGCGCCGCATCTCAACGTGGTCGCGAACGGCGTTGACGTTGTACATGAACCCGTGTCCGAAGTCGGTGTTGCCGAGGGTGAGCCAGCCTGTCTCGATGTCGTAGTGATGGATCTTACACTTGACCGACCCCGCCGCCGCCTGCATATCCGCCCACAGCCGCCGCGACAGTTCGGACACGATTGCGGATGGATGGTCGATCAGTTCGACCACGCGCGTGTCGTGGTTGCCGAGCATCCAATCACTCGGCTCCATTTCCTTGATCCAGTTCAGCGCGGCGCGCACGTCTGGCTCGAGCGGTTCCGCCTCGTCTTTCGTGCCGCGCGCCCCGCCACGCAGGCAGGCGGTGTCGAGAACGTCGCCCAATTCAATGTGTCGGTCGGGCTTGAAGTCGCGCTTGAACGCGCGGACGTTTCGCTGGTACTCGCGACAGGCATAAACGCTGTGCAGGCACCCCGTCGCCATCCACCGCCGCCATCGCCTATTTAGATTGGCCACCGGCCACCGCCTGAAGAATCCACGACGCCAGCCCGCCTACGATGGACGCGACCGCCACCGCAGCCTTCCACGCTCCGCGCGCCTCGATAGCAGCCATCTCGATGGATGTCAGCCTCTCCTCGCTTTTGCCGACACGGCCATTGAGCCGCGCCAGGTGTTCGCGGATCTGTGTTATCTCCTGCCTGATAAGAGCCGATTCCGTTCGGCTTTCCCCTTGCTCGGCAAGAATTCCGTCTAGTTTTTCCGAGAGGCGCTCGAATTGGTCCAAGGTCAACTCCATACAGAGGGTTACTCCTACTGCTGGTCGGGGCGAGGCCCGGTTGCTCCCGTTCCGCGCGAGGGCGGCGGGGTGTATAGCCCGTGCAGGGCAAGTACAGTCTGCAAACTGCCGACGACGAGAATCAGCCAATGGCCGAGCGGGTCATCGGCCAGAAGTCCCTGCGCCTGCGCCCCGTAGACGACTAGGAACACGAAATGCAGGAACATTTGGATAGGCGCGGGTAGGTGTTTCATTTCGGCTCCAACGCGGAGAGTATCCGCTCAACACGCTCCAGCCCCGCGATGCGGACCAGATCGAACCGCTTGCGGATTTCCGGGTCCATCGTTTCGCGATCCTTTGCGGCCAACTCAATCAGCGCCGTCCCAAACTGCAACGCGGCGACAATCACGCCTTCATACGGGAGCATTGATGCCTCTTTTCCTCAGCGCCTGGCTGATCTTGACGGGGTCGGTTTTCCGCTGGCCAAGTTTGTTCGACAAGACCTCCCAGCCGTGACCGAACAGACCAACCAGATCCCAGGGGTTCCAGTGGTCGAAGTCAATCTCGTGCCGCCCGTCGTCATGCAGTACGATCTGCGCCGCGCATCTCCCGCGGGACTCGCGCCAGCCGGCGACCGCCGTATCGCCGTGGTTGCGGTAGTTGGCGGGCTTGAGGTCGCCACGGCTGACGACGTACTTCACCGACTCGGCCATGTTGAACGACGGCGCGAAGAAGCACCTATCGGCCCGCATCTCGACGGCGTTGCTCAACTCGATTCCAACATGCCGCGCCCACGCGCTGATGTTCGCGTAGCAGCGCATTTTCGGGGTGAGGTGCTTCACACTTCCCCCTGTGGACGCTTCGAGAACTCCTTGGCGATCTCCCGACGCACGCCGTCGAGAAAGCTCTCGGTGTGGCGGTAGTAGGTGCTGGCGAGCAATCCGGCGTTCAACACCGCATCCCGGCCACCCTGTGTGAAGTGGACCATCCACTTGTCGCGCCACATGAAAGGGCCGACCTTCACCTCTTCCATCGCCAGTTCGTACTTCCAGCCGTTCATGCCCCACTCGTCGCCGAACTTTTCCTTGATGATTTCGGCGATCTTCGCGGCCGTCTCCGGCGCTGCGAACTGGAGGGGGTTGTTGTCGTAGAACTTGTTCAGCGGCCAGTTCCAGATCGGCACGTTCAGGAACCGAAACCCGGTCCAGAACTTCACCCGCGGGATCGGAGTATCCGGCTGGGCGAACGGGTCCGGTTTCCCGGCAATCTCCAGAACCAAGACGCCATCGTTGTCGATGTAGGCGCCGTCCTGCAACTCAATCATGGCAACTCCTCCCATTTCCCGCTCCACTTGACCTGATTGCCGTCGCGATCGTAGGCCCAAATCACTCGGCCTCCCGGCTTCACGCATTGGCGCATGTCAACGTGGATGAATCCCTGGTGCGGCGCAACACCGATTCCGACGAACTCGGGAAAGTCGGCCAGCGTGTGCCAAATCTTCTTCAGTGGGTGGCCGGCGATGTCGGCCGCGATGCCGAGGGTGTGCTGCCCCGGCTTCTGCTTCTTCGCCTCGACAGGGTGTTTCTCGCAGCGATACCCGCTCGTGATCTGCACCGGCCCGCCAAGCGCGTCCCGAAGGCCCTGTAGCGCCTCGACCAGCGCGAACTTGATGCCGTGCTTGCCACAGTGCTTGCAGACAAACTCGGATGCGTTGAAGTCGCGCGTGAGCTGATCGGTCGTCACGACTATTTCTCTTCTGTCAGAACCTTGATCTCGACCGACGTATGCTCAATGCCGTCAAAGACCAGCATCGCTACCTTCCGCCCGTATGAATCGGTCGAGATCTGCGTGTATTTCGTGACGCCACCAACAGTCGCAGAGGCAACATCACCTCGCTTGGCGTGGATCAATACCTGCGTCTGCTTTCCCTTGCCAACGAAGAATGGCGATAGTTTCGCAAGCGCGTCAAAGTCAACGCACGCAACCTCTGCGTGATCGACGTATGGATTGGCTGGGCGGGCGCCGCAAATCGTCGGTTCTGCGATCAAGATGGAAGCGGTAACGGCGAGTAGTGCCAGTTTCACTTCTTCGCCTCCTCGCGCTTCTGCACGGTCAACGTCTGCGGGTCGATTTGGCAGTTGCCAGGGTCGATCCCAGCGCGGGAGCAGATCGCCTTTACGGTCGTCTGCTGCTCCTCCTGGATGCGCTCGAACTGTTGCTTCGCGAGGGCGGCGCGCAGGCTGAGGTTTTCCAGCATCAGGCGCTCATCGTTCATCAGCTTCGCGGGCTGTTTCGGCTGTTCAGCCGCCGCTACTGCCGCGAGGAGTAGCGTGAGTGCGATGATGGTTCGCATAAGTCGTTAGCACGTTCCGCCGGTCATAATCCCGGCTGAGAACGTGAGGGTGCAATCCGATGCGCCGCCGGCGGCCCGCACCGTCTTCGTGCCGGTGAACGCCGTTCCACTAGGAGGAATTATCGTTCCGGTAACGTCGAGATCCTGGGTCCAAGTTTTAAGCCATCGACCTGTGGCGGCACCAAGAGAACCACTCAGAGACGTGGCCGGCTGTACATTTCCGCCATGCGTTCTGATAGATGTCGTTCGAACCATGTTCCAGTAATTCGTCGACGATCCGAGTACGTAAGTGTCCGTGGTCGCCGGAATGAGATCCCCAGTCACGTTACCGCTAATGTTGAAGTTGCTGGTGTAGACGTTCGCCCAGCGGAAGGAGCCGCCGCCGAGAATGTAGGTATTGTTGGCTGATGGGGTCAGGTCGCTGGACACGCTTCCGGTGAGGGTGAGGCCAACGAACGTGGCATCCCTGGAGGCATTGATAACAGTGGTTCCGCTCACGCGGTAAGCCGGACTACCGGTGGCGTTAAAAGTGGTTGTGGAGACAATCCCGCCGAAGTTGGCGCCAGCGGTGGTTGTCAGGAACCCATTCTCCTCCATCACAAAGTGTTCTGTTCCGTTATGGTCAAGCACCCACCGAGACACAGCGCCAGATGGAGTTGTCCCAGCCGACCACGCGCCAGCAGTTGAACTGCTGGCCCCGACTGTCCAATAAACTTTCTGGTTTGTACCTCTTGTCGCTCTATCGAGAACAAAAGAGTTTCCGTTGATAACCCAGGACTGGGCATTGACGGTAACTGTGTCATTGAACGTCTGTGCGCTAGTAAATGTTTGACCGATATTGGTGCCAGCCAGGGTGTACGAGGCGTTCTGCGGGGTCAGGACGCGCGTGGTGGCGGTAGTGAGGCCGTCAACCTCAAAGCGCAACTGCTTGGATGTGTCAGAACTTCCAGTAACAATGGATGTTGTGTCAACAGCAGGCAACCCACCAGGGCATCCAGTACAGGACCCGGTGATCGTGAGGTTGGCAACGGTCGCGTTGCGGCTGGCGTCGATGACGGTGGTCCCAGCCACCTCGATGGCACCCGATCCGATAACGTCGATCGAACCGTTGACCGTCAGTTCCTCTGTTACCGCCGCAGTTCCAATGCCGACACGCCCATCGGCAGCGACATAAAGGTCGTTGATCGGCACCGCGGATTCGTCGTCCTTGAACCGGCTCAGGGTCCAGTCCTCGGTTAGATAGCTCCAGTACATCCCCCTCGTCCACCCAGAGGTATTCGGAATGGTGGTTCCGAAGAGAATCGCGCTGTTCGCACTAGTCCTAAACCGCGCTGCAACGACTTGATTGTATGGCGTATAGGCGTATCCGTTCGAGCCGTACACGGAGAGCAGTCCTTTGGACGGCGCCGTTTCACCGATTCCGGTCACGCCAGAGACCGACGCCGTTCCCGTCACCGTGAGCGTTTGTCCCGGCGTCGAGGTGCCAATGCCGACGCTTCCCGTGGTCCGGTACGCATCGGAGCCAGAAACAGTCCAGCCCCCGCCAGCCGGAGTAGACCACGACAATACACCCGCGCCGTTTGTCGTCAGCGCTTGGCCGTTGGTGCCGTCCACCGACGGCAGATCCCACAACAACGACGTACCAACCGACTGCGGCGCGCGAAAACCAACATGCTCCTGCCCATTGGTCCGCCGCTCCTGTAACCGGATTTCGCCCGTAAGGCTTCCAGCGCTCTGCACGACAGTGAGAGGTGTGGACACCTGCGAAAACGCGACAGCGCCCGCCAGAACGCCAGCGGCGATGATTTTATTGAGTGTCGTCATGGTTAATCGAAGTTCACCGAGTAGGGAGCGCACACGGCCCACCATTTCCCGTCCGAACGGCCCCGGAAATGGAACGCTGTCACCGCGCCGCTTTTTGCTGGGATGTTGGTGTCGAAGTCGGTATTGAAGTCTGCGTCAAAGCTGATCGTGTACGGCCCAGCGCCCTGCGTGATGTAGACGTACAGCACATCGCCCGCGCTGGGAGTGTACGGGCTCGCGATGGTCGTATTGGCCGACAGCGTGATTTCAAGCGACGTACTTCCGCCGCCCGTTCCGACGCCAGAGACAGCGCCAGCCGCGCCAATCGTGGATGCGGTTCGGCCTCCGCCGGCAAACGACTTCCAGTAGTCGACTACGCCGATATACCGGGTCGCATCAATAGCTTTTACGCCGATCCGCAGCCACTGCCCGCCCACGTCGGTGATCGAGACTTGGCGGATTAGGTACGTGCCGCTCGACACGTTGAAATAGCTATTCGCGATGGTCTGAAGCTGGCCCGGCCGCAATGAGTGCGCCGTCGCCTCTACCTGCTGATCCGTCTCATAGCTGATCTCGTTGACGATGCGCTTCCGTTCGGCGATGATTGCGTTGCCATCGGCCAGCGCCTGCGCCTGCCCAATTCCAGGCCGCTCAAAGACGCCCTGATAGATTCCACTGTTCCCTTCAGCTGTAGCTGTCGAGGAGATGTCAGCCGAATCGTCGGTGTAAATGACGTTCGCGCCGAACTTCCGGTACGTCACCACTAGCGTGTCTGAGGTCGTCAGCACGGCTTCATCCGGGTCCTGACGGATTGTAGCCGTGCCTTCCTCGTAGTAGTACGCGCGGTCTGATTCGGCCAGCCAAACGGCGAATTCCTTCTTTTCGCCATTGACCGACACGGAAATCATCTGGCCGACCCGATAGGCCAGGGTCCAAGAGGTCGCGCTGCCATTGCCGGTGAACGTCTCTTCCTCGTAGCCGATCTGGTCCCAGTCAACGCGCATCAGCGCCGCGTTGACTTTGTCCTCCCGAGTGCGGCGAACGGACAAATTACGGTAATTGCCACCACTGCTCGACAAAGAAAACGGCGCAGTCGTGAAAGTGCGCGGCTGGAAGTACAGCTCCCGCTCTTCGTCGATCCACCATTGGAAACCGGACACTTCCGCTAGTTGGCTGATCGCCTCCGCAACGCTCGTTTCCTCGTTCCAAAGGATCGTATCGACCACGGCCCCTTTGGCGACGTTTGTATCTCCCAGCGGCTCGGACGTGGCCGCGTCGACCAGCAGCGCCTTGACCACGTCGCCCGCGCGGTTCGCAACCAAGACCTGCTCAAGCGTCCCGGCGTCGATGATGTTGACCGCAGCGCCGCCCGACGTGAGCGACAGCTTCAGCGTCGAGGTGCCAGCAGAGACAACGTAATACTCAATGGTCGAATCCAGCCCACCGCAGAGGGCCCCATTCGCGTGCGCTCGCACCTTCACCCGGTCGCCGTTGCTCAGCCCGTGACTGCCGACCGTCGTTAGGGTGTCGGTCGACGGATCGGCAGTCAACAGAAAGTTCCGCGAGTACCGCAGCGGCCGCCCGTTCGCCACATCCCAGCAATAGCGGCGGTCCAAGTACTGCTCCCACGTCACCCCGCGCAGCGCATAACGGCGAAACGTCGGCGCGGCCTCGGTGAGTGACATTTCATTCACTTCATCGACCGAGCCCGCCCACAGTTTCGACGCGCCCTCGAATAGTTCGATGTCCTGTCCGCACGTCGGGCGGAAGCTGGCGTTAGCCGACTGCACGACGACATCCAACGTCGCCCGGTTGCCGAGCGATGCAGATACGTTCAGCGTGCCGGGGACGGCTTCCACCGTGGTCCCGCCGATCTTGACGATAGGGTCAGGCATTAGCGAGGGATGACGCCGTACTGCTTCAGTAGGCGGGTGATCTCAGTCAGTGTTTGCTGCGGATTGCCGCCGTTGATGTTGATCGTTACCGTTGCGCCGCCGCCAGCCTCGGCTACGGCCATCTGCCGCGTCTCCATGCGGATGAGCGACTCCCAGATGTTTTTGAGGTTCGGCA